AAATGCATTTCCAGAGTTTAAAAAATTTAAATTTAAGAAACATATCAATCTACAACTAGGTGCTGGTGTGGATAAACTATTTGAGACATTGATTGATGATAAGTTTATTAATTTTAAATTTAGAAAAAGAGTTATGGACATATGTAGAGACTGGTCTAAAATGTCAGATGACATTGGAGTATTACAATAATGGCGATTGCATATGTCACAAAAAAGATTAAGGAACTAGGTGGCGTCACAAAGATAGGTATATGTGACAGAAGGTTTGATTTAAAAGAGAGATTTTATAGCATGAAATCAAAACACGATTATCCTGAATTAGAAGTTTTAAAAGAGGTATATGTAGATAAAGATTTTTTACCACAATTAAGGTTTTGGGAAAAAGCACTAAAGAATAAGTTTAGTGCAAAACAAAATAAAGTTTATAGAAAGAAACATATATACACAATAGTTGGTGAGAGAACCTATGACTATATTTGGGAACAAGACACACCAGCAAATGGCGGTACAGAATTTTATCTGTTAGATGATGACGATATAAAAGAAGTTTTAAATAGTATGGAAAATTTAGAGAAGAAATGCAATGATACTAATTGATTTAAACCAAGTGATGATTTCAAACCTGATGGCTCAGAATAGAGGTAATCTATCTGAACTACCAAGTAAAGATGCTGTTAGACATAGTATCTTAAACACTATTAGAGCTTTTAATGTAAAGTTTAAAGACGAATATGGTGAAATGGTTTTGTGTGCAGATGCTGCTGATCCTTGGCGTAGAGATATATTTCCAAACTACAAACACCAGAGACGTAAAGGTAGAGTAGAAAGCCAGATTGATTGGGATGGTTTGTTCAAAATTATGAGTGAGATAAGAGAAGAATTTATAACTAAACTACCATACAAAGTATTACACATAGAAAAGACAGAGGCAGATGACATAATTGCTACACTTGTTGCACAACAAACAGAAGATTTATATTTAATTATATCAGGTGACAAAGACTTTATTCAACTACAACACTATGGTAATGTATATCAATTTAGTCCACTACTAAAAAGTTTTATAGGTGAACAAGAAGACGCTACTGTATTTTTAAGAGAACAAATAATTAAAGGTGATAGATCAGATGGTGTACCTAATATATTAAGTGATGACGATATATTTTTAAGAGACGAGAGACAGAGACCTATAAACAAAAAAAGATTAGAAGAATGGTCTAATATAGACAACATACCATTAGGTAGTGAAACAAGAAAATACTATGATAGAAATAAGAGATTAATAGATTTGTCTATGATACCAGAGAATATATCTCAAAGTATTATAAATAGATATAAGAACTATAAAGTAAATGACAGGTCGCTCCTGCTACAATACTTTATAGATAATAAACTAAAAGCATTGATTGAAAATATAAATGACTTTTGAAAACATATATATGGAGAAATAAAAAATGGCTGAAAGAAATCCTAATCTTATACCACCAAAAGCAATGGAAGCGATGGCAAGAACTGCTGGCGCTGGTAGAGAATTGATTAGTGAAATCTTTACCAAAATCAACAACGCAAAAGACAAACCAAAAAAGGTAGAAGTATTAAGACAATACGATTCACCTGGAATGAGAATGATCTTAAAAGGTGCGTTTGATCCTAAAATTGAATGGGACTTACCTCCTGGAACACCTCCTTACATTGCTAACGAGGCACCAGCTGGTACAGAACATACTTTTTTAGAAGTTGAGGCAAAGAGATTATATAACTTTGCTAAAGGTGGTAATGACCAACTAAACAAAATAAGAAAAGAAACTTTGTTTATACAAATGTTAGAAGGCTTACACGCTGATGAAGCTAAGGTCTTAATAGACATTAAAAACAAATCACTTAATAAGACGTATAAAGGTCTAACAAGTGAAATGGTAAAAGAAGCATTTGGCTGGAACGCCGACTTTGTAAAACCATAAAATACACGAATCAAAGGGTGCGACATCTTTTGTTCACCCTTTGTTCCTCTCAAAAATCAACGATTTTATTACCAAATTACCTATTGACAAGCACCCGATTTTGGTGTATATTATAAATATAACGAAAGGCTTATATTATGAAAAAAGTGATAGTAATGTTAGCTCTACTTTGGTGGGGTTTATCTGTATTTCAAAATAGTGTTAAGGCAGATGACTATACAAAAGCGGTGATTGGTCACGTAATTACAAACTCAAAAGACATAGATCACGGCAAATTGCTAGAGCAAGAAATGAGTAAAATGGGTCACCAGTTTGCTTTAGAAATGGTTTCCATTTTACAAAAACACTTACCCTATATTATGGATGGTGTAATGACTGAATTAAGACTTGAACTTGACAAAACGCATAAGTGTTTGTTGTTAAAAGATTCTAAAATTAAAGACAAGGAGTGTCTATGATAGAAGAAATCTTAATGTGGCCAATTGAATTAAAGATAATTCTTGGCTCGGGCTTTACGCTTATAATTTACGAATTAGGAAGAGAAAAAGGTATATGGGGAAAACGACAACAAGACGATCATCAGTCAAAAAAATACTGAAAAGAGAATTGGTGAGTAATAGAAAATATAGAACCACTTATAAAGACATCAAAAAGTATTTTGACATCATAAACAAGTCAGTATTTAAGAACGTACTGGCTCCGTTTAATGATATAAAGATTAAAAAGATTTACAAAGATGAGTCTAAAAAGTATTGTTACGGACAAGTTACTGTGTGGGAATGGAAAAGAAAAGGCTCTCAACAGTTTCATTTAGAGATGCAACCTTCATATAGAAATAAAAAAGAATTTGTGGACACTTTAGGACACGAAATGGTACACCTGTATCAAATGGCCAATGTGGGTGATACTGGCAATCATAATAAACTATTTTATAGTTTTAGGCCGAAATTAAATAGAATAGGATTAGACCTATAGAAAGAGTGGTGTGGTGTGAAAAGTGGTAAAGAGTTAGACCCGTATTTAAGGGCTAGAATAGGCGAGGCAAGATTTTTATTAGAACAATTAATAAAACCTAGTAATCCGAGCGGCACAAAGAGAGTGTACTATCTCGGTAATTTCCAAAAAGATGTACTTGATAACTTCACAGAAAAACAGGCAAATAAAATCTTTGCGATTATGGACAAGTTTAAAAAAGATGTTCATATGTTTCAGAAGAAAGTACCTTCGTTTACAGATGCGGACGGTGTAGAGTGGTCAGGTTACGAATACATAGGAGTAAAAAAATGAAAAATGTTGACTGGCATAAAATTATAAACAAATCTTGGTATTGGACTAAAATATTATTCTTATGTTTAGGCATCATTTTAGGTGCCTATGGTTATGGCACATTTAATCCTAATGAATACGCAGAAAAGAAAATATTTAAAATCGCAGAAAATGACTATCTAGTCAAAGTAAAGAAAATGGAATTGACAGAACCTAGTATGCAATATACTAATGATGTTCAATTTGTGAGAGCGATGCATAAATGTATTGATTATATAAACTTTACTTTACCACATAGTAAGAGAGTACCATTTGAAATGATTATAGGTCAAGCGGCATTAGAGTCTGGTTGGGGTTCAAGTAGATTCGCAAAAGAGGCAAAAAACTTATTTGGTATTAGAGTATTTTCAAAAGATAGTCCACATCTTATGCCACAAGGTATTACAAAGTGGCCAGGTTGGGGTGTGAGAATTTTTCCGAGTAAATGTGCTAGTGTTGTAGAATATGTAAGATTATTAAATGAACACCCAGCATATGAAGACTTTAGAGCGTTAAGAGAAAAAACAAAAGACCCTATCAAACTAATTAAAACTTTGGATAAGTTTTCTACAACTACAGATTATGACCAGAGAGTGATTAGAATAATTAAGAAAATTAGAGAGCTAGAAGATACCTACGCTTCAGATAAAACAATCAACTAAATATAACTATGTTTTTAACACTGCTAACATTTTTGTCTGCGATTAGTATATCTGTAATCGCCGCAGGTTATTCAATCATTGGACTAGCGACATTGTTTGCTGGTTCTGCTGTGGCTATTATTGCGATGGGTTCAGCATTAGAAGTTGGAAAGTTAGTTGCCGCTAGTTGGTTATATCATAATTGGCGCAGTAATATACCTAGACTACTAAAAGCATATCTATTTACAGCAATCATAGTATTAGTATTC